AAGAATCCATGAATCCTTCGTAGTTCCATTCCATAGGGACGAACAAAGAATAGAGTCCAGAAGAAGTTTGTCCGTTACGATTTCTCTTTGTAACGTCTGAATTATAGTATAATTTTTTGAAGTTGTTTCCACCTTTATCTAATGCGTTTGAAGTTGAACCCATCATACACTTGCCTACGATTCTTGATCCTAGCCTTAGTGTAGTCTTTGTAACTCGCCAGTTGTTTAGTATGTTGTCTGGTCTTTCCCATTTTCCACTTTCATCATGTGCTAATAATTTTAATTTCTCACCATCGTAAGAGTTGTCGCCGGTATTTTTCCAGTCAATAGTTGTGTCAAGTCCATCTAGTTCTCTTAGTTGCTCATTACTCTCAAGCTTTCTTCTAGTAAGTTTTGAAGCCGGAACCCTATACGCCAGTTCTGTCTTAGGACGATCCATACCGTCTTGGATCGGCTTGAAGAAAAACGGATAGTTAACGGATATTGGCACGACTTTATCTGTGAACATTTTTTTAGCATCTGCTCCAGATTTAGAGAGTATACCAAATCTGGCGTCACTAGATATTGTTGCTTGGTTAACAAGTTCAGCCGAGGACATAAATGAAAATCCAGACCTTCTGTTTTTAAGGTAGCACATCCCGTAACATCTCGTATCTGCCTTACATGCTTCCCAAAATATAAAGAATAATCTATTTGCTTCTCTGTAATCTGGTGCTCCAACGTCGATCTTTGACCATTGTAAGTACATGTAATGAGTACCAGTAATATAAGTAGGTAAACCTTTATTATAAAACCAAAACCCTTGATCTCTTCTTTTAAATTCTTCATCTATGTAATCGTACCACTTTTCTTTAAATTCAGTGTCATAATCTTCCCAGTCAAACCTTGATTTAATTCTACTTAGTTCTTTTGGGTAATCTGCTTTTTCCCATCTTTGCTCCGCTTTTTCTTCGCTTCGTTTAAACGGTTCATTTGTTGCTGGTAAAGCAATCCTGAGATTCTGTATTTCAATGATTTGTCCAATTTGTCCAGTTTTACTTATTACTATAAAATCATAATCAGAGTTATAACCATACTCCCATTTTTTGAAACGATTTTGTTTCTTTAATATTTTAGGGTTAATTAAATCTTTAACCTCTTTCCAAAGAGTTTGCTCGTAACTCATTTGCTTCTCCCTTCTGCAAAACCTTTAAAAGTTTTTTGTTCTTTAACTTCTTTAGGCTTTTCATTTAAAATATCTTCTTCTACTTGTATTCTGGTTAATATTTCAAAAGCATCAAATATAGCTAACTTCTTTGTTGCAGCAGCATTTTTTAATCTGTCAGCGCTTACGTCGTCGTCTGAGTCAACAATCTTTTCTTTTGCTACTTTAATAAGTTCCTCAACTGCTTTTTGCCCAGCTTGGATTATTTTCTTTTTCGTCTCCTTGATATTCATGAGTTAAAGCTATATCATTTGATTTCATACAATAAAGTCGTTCACCATTTATAATAAACTCAAATTCAGAGTTTGGTGTAAACGTAATAAGTGTCCCAGGTGTTACTCCTGCAGCTTCTAAGGACTTATTAGTATATTTCACTATACCAACATTAGGCTGCTCTTTTCTATTCTCTAAAATATTTTTATTTTTTAAAGGCTTAATAAAACAATAGCTTAAGTGAGGTTTTAAATTATACATATATATTTGTTCTGGAGAACAGAAATATAAGTTGTCTCTAAAGTATGTACTACTATTTTTTTCTACACCTTTCATATTGTAATATCTACGTAAGATATTATGATGAATATATACTTCATCACCAGGTTTTATTTTTGTTTTATAAGCAGCTGGAGTCGAAACTACAACTGCTTTTTTACTTACAAAAATATGATTTTCTATATTTGAATTAATTACTAATTCTTTACCATCAACCAACTTAACGTTTTCATATGTTTTATCTAGTGGTTTAATGATAAAATGGTATATACTATTCATTAGTACTTAAGATCATACTCTACTGATACGGCCATATTGGAGTTAAATTTTTTCCAAGGTAATACTTCTTCATTTTTAATTATAAAAATATTATAAGAACTATCTTTGTTTTCAAATATTATATCACTAATAACGTGACCTCCATAAACCTCTTGACCAGTAGAATAATGCATAGCATCATTTTTATAATCAGAACCTATACTAATCTTCCTTATCTTCGACATCTTTTTTGTCTATCTCAACGTAACTACCATCTTCTAAATTGATATTAACTGAACCATATTCAGCTTCAAGAACTTTTTTATATTCTATTATATCGTTATTTACTTTGTCTAAACTAGAAAGCATTTTATATTTTTGAAACTCATATGCTCCTATTTCGTGAGATATTCTATTAGCTTCATCTTGGTATTTTACAATTGTTTCTAATTGTTCTTTTTTTATTTTACTCATTTTATTTGATTTGATTGTTTGTTTTTTGTTTTAATATATTGCTACACAGTCAACCCCTACGATTAACTTAGTAGCTAACATAGGCGTTTTATCACCTACAACTGTACCTGGTTGTACATTTTTAAATACAACTTGAGTTCCAGCTTCAGTTACTATTGTAATATCTTGTGCTTCGTTTTTGCCGTTATATATAACTGCTCCTCTTTTTCCTGTATTAGCTATTGCTCCTGTTCCAGCCGTTAAACCTTTAGCATCATGACCAAAAACTCTTGGTTGAGCCATCATATTTCCTTCTAAACCATCTAATGTTGGTTCCCATGAATTGTATTCTGCCATTTTTATTTATTTATTTTTGTTATTTTTTCAGCACCACGACTTCCGAAGTATGCTACATAAACTGTTACCAGTAATGTTTTTAATAAGTTTATCCACGCTTCGTCAACATCGAATTGTAAATGAAAAGAATCTACAGCCATCATAAATACAGCTGACGCTGTTAGGAATACCAAAGCTAAAGGTCTAGTGTTTTTAGATAACCATGAATCGCTTTTCATGTCTGCTCTCCACCTACTAGATACTTCTTTCATTTCAGCTATATCTTGCTCTATAAGCTTCATAGCCTGCTCTTTATCTATTGCCTTAATCTTATTATCACTTGATATAAGATTTTTTACCACGCCAAGTGTTCCTTGATTAGGTAGTACATCTCCAAGAGCTTGTAATACCTTAGGCGCCTTGCTTGATAGAAAGGCACCTATTTTAGTTTCATTAAATGATTTTTTCATTTAACAAGAATTTTTAGTACATGAAGTTGAAAACTTTGTAGAAAATTGAGGCTTTCTATTTTTTTGCTTATATTTTGTGGTTTTTCTTTTCTTAGGCTTGTATGTTGTGTTTTTCTCTTTTTTCTTTTTTTCAACTACTTCTGTTTTTTTCTTAACAGGTGTTATCTCAGTCCTAAGCTTTGGCTCTGAAGATGTAGTTATTTTAGCCTTTCTAGTTGGTATTTGTTCTTCAACTTTAACATCTTTCTTTTTATATGATTTAGCAGCTTTAGTAAATCCTTCTAATGTAGGATATTTGCTTTTGTCTGCTTTTTTATAAGCATCCTCATAGCTAACGGTGCCTTTTGAACCAGGTGAACCACTTTGTTTAGTAGTTGTAGTAGTAAAACGCTTCATACCTGTTTCAGGATTGACATCTGTTTTAGTAGTTTTAGTTACTTTTTCTTTGTCACCCTCTCCAGGAGCTGATGCGCCATCAACAGATGCGCCTATCAAACCTCTTTCGGTCATATGTTTAAAAGGTTTATTATTGCCTCTATATCCTTTTAATTTGAATTTTGTTGATCCCATTTCTGTTTGTTTTTTCCTTGATTTTTCACTAGCCTTGTAAGCTTCTTTCTCCCAAGGTAAATTTTCATTATGTTCGTTTAGATTTTCTCTAGGATAAGTTTTACCTTTCCAATAAAAGTTTTGTTGGTCGTAATCTAAGTCACCATTAGCTTGTTGCTTTTGATGAACTTTCTCATGAGCTATTACATTTTGCTCTTCTTCTGGACTAATACCACTTTGCACTATTATACCAGTATGGTTTGATTTACCTATCGATCCGTCTGTTAAATCTTTTTTATAAACAGCTATGTTCATGTTAGACTCATCGTATGGTGATCCTTTTAGTTTAAAACCCATTATTTGTTTTTATTCTTTTTATCTTCTTTTATTTGCTTGTCAGTTAAAGGAACGTCAGCATCTGTAGAAGGTCTTAATTTTATAGTGCCATTGTCACAATAAAACTCTCTTCTTTCTCTAGCTGCTTCTTCTTTACCACCTGGTTTCTTAGCATAGCCTGCTTCCCAAGCTTTCCAAGCTTTTCCACATTTACCTTTATTACCTCTATTTCTCATATTATTTTTTCTTTTTCATAGAAGCGCCTGGTCCTTCAAATCTTGCGCTTTTATTTTTTATAGCTTCTTTTTTTTGTTCTGGACTCATCTTTTTGTGAAGTCTACCTTGAGAAACTAATTTATCTGCTCTTTTAGATCTAAGCGAAGCACCGTCAGAAGCTAGTATTTTCTTTTGTAACGCTTCTGGTAAATTCTTTTGTTTTCCTTTTAATGGAACTGAAGCTCCATCATTTTTCTTAGTTTTACAACCAAAGTTATTAGCATAGTTAGCCATTTTAACCACAGATGGAGAATACTTTTTAGTACGAGATCTCATTATCTTGCTAGCAGCTTTACAAGTGTCCATACCGCCCATATTCTTTTCTACCCAAGCAGTAAATTTACCTTGGTTTTCTTTTTTTATTTCTGGAAATTTAGCAGAAGCACCCATCCTTTTTTCATGCTTAGCAAAAGCTTTAGATATTTTTTTTTCAGCCTTTTCCTCACTTATTTTTCCTTCTTTTCTTTTGGCTATAAGTTTTTG